ATGAGATTGTCGTTCTTGACAATTTCTCTTACGCTGCTAACAGCGAAAACCTAACAGGCTTCTACGATGATTGGCGTTTGAGCGTCAAGAAGGTAGACATTTGTAACTATGATTTCTTAGACCATTTATATCAAGACTATGAACCAGAAATTACTTTCCATTTCGCTGCTGAGTCTCACGTTGATAATTCTATCAGGGGTGACGATCCTTTTGTCAGCACTAATATTGTGGGTACTCACAACATCCTAAAATGCATCAAGAAACATGGTGGCAAGTTAGTCCATGTTTCTACTGACGAAGTTTATGGATCTCTTGGACCAGAAGATCCAGGATTCACAGAGACAACTCCATACGATCCACGAAATCCATATTCTGCAACCAAAGCAGCGAGCGATCATCTCGTTCGTTCTTATGTGAACACACATAAAATTGATGCTGTTGTGACCAACTGCTCAAACAACTATGGTCCTCGCCAACACGCTGAGAAGTTTATTCCAACAGTAATCAAACATATCAAGCACAATACACCAATTCCTGTTTATGGAACTGGTCAAAATGTTCGTGATTGGTTGTTTGTTGAAGATCATTGTGATGCTCTACTTACAATTGGGCAAAACTTTAAGGCTGGTGAGCGTTACAATATTGGTGGCGGTCACGAAGTTAGTAATCTAGAAATGATTACACTAATTCTTGACATTATGGGCAAGCCAGTAAACATGTATCAGAGTTGGATTAATTTTGTGCCTGATCGCAAAGGTCATGATTTTAGATATGCAATGAATTCAGATAAAATATTCAAAGAACTTGGCTGGTCTGCAAAGACTAAAATTGCTGAGGGGCTTGAAAAAACATTGGAGTATTATAATGCGTAAGGGAATTATTCTATCAGGTGGAATGGGAACGAGACTTTACCCATGCACTGAAGTGACATCAAAACAGTTACTTCCAGTTTATGATAAGCCTCTTGTCTATTACCCATTGTCCACATTGATGATGGCTGGAATTCGCGATATTTTGATCATCAATTCACCCAATGATAGCGAACAATTCAAGCGTTTGCTCAAAGACGGATCTCAATGGGGATTGAAGATTGATTATATGATTCAGCAATCTCCAAATGGAATTGCTGAGTGCTTTCGTCTAGCAAAAGATTGGATTGAAGATGACGAAGTTGCACTCATTCTTGGTGATAATATTTTCTATGGTAATGAATTGATCAGCCGATTCAATCGTGCGAATGCAAATCGTGATGGATGCACTTTATTTGCGTATCATGTAAATGATCCAGAAAGATTTGGAGTTCTTCGTGCAGATGTAAATGGAAATGCTCTTGAAGTTGTTGAAAAACCAAAAGAACCACCTTCAAGTTATGCAGTCACTGGTTTATACTTCTTCGATAACCGTGTGGTAGACTATGCCCATCAAATTTCTCCTTCAGCGCGTGGAGAACTTGAAATTACGGATGTGATCAATTATTATATTCGAGGACATGAATGTAAAGTTGAGTATATGAATCGTGGTATTGCTTGGATTGATACGGGAACTTTTGAGTCTCTTGCAGAAGCATCCACATTTGTTGGCTCAGTTCAGCGTCGAACAGGTACAATGATCGCATGCCCCGAAGAAATTGCATATCGTAATGCTTGGATTACAAAAGATAAACTTCAAGCAGCTGCTGACAAATACATCAAATCAGATTATGGTAAGTATCTTAGCAAAATTTTGACATCGAGGTTCTAATATGAGAGTTCTAGTTGTTGGTCGTGGTTGGGTTGGCATGAAAATGTTTCATGAATTGTTGGAACAAGGTCATGTTGCATCTTTGGTTCGTCATGAATATGCAATTTCAGCGGTTGATCGTTCATATGGAGCCTTTGATTGGGTTGTAAACTGTGCTGGTGTGACAGGAACACCTAATGTTGATGGTTGTGAAAAGGAAAAAGCAGCCACTCACCTTGCAAATGCTGTGTTTCCAGTTGAATTGCAGCGTGCATGCGACCTTGCAGACGTAAAACTTGCTCATTTTTCAAGTGGATGCATCTACGAAGGTGAAATTACTGATGTAAATGCTGATCCAAACTACTTTGGAAGCACTTATTCAGTGTCAAAGGGTGTTTCTGATGTAATTTTGAAGGAAAAGGCACTTGTATTGCGCGTTCGTCTTCCGTTTTCAGGTGAAAGAGTTGCAAAAAACCTCTTTACCAAACTTGAAAAGTATTCTATTCACGGAAAACTGATGGAAGGTGGTCCAAATTCAATCACGGACATTGATGAAGCAGTCAAAGTCACTTGCGATTTGATGGAAGAGAACGCAACTGGACCATATAATCTAGTAAATCCAGGTGCAGTCACTACTCATGAGGTCGCAGAGATTTTAGGGTTGAATGCACAATGGTATACTGCTGAAGAATTCAAGGCAGTAACTGCTGCTGCACGTTCAAATTGCGTAATTCCATCATGTGATCGTATGCGTCCAATTCGTGATGCATTAATTGCCGCTGCAGCAAAGTTTAGGAGTTAATATGACTGATGTGAATACACTTATTGAGCAATTAGTTGCTCAAGTTGGTACACCCAAGTACGCTTATAACTGTCAAAAGTTCGATCCAACTCGCGATACAGTATTTTATTCTGGTCCATACTGGGATGAAAAAGAAATTATCGCTGGCGTCAAAGCATTTCTAACAGGGAAGTGGCTTGTTTCTGGTGAACAAGTTGCCAAGTTTCAGTGGAAGTTTGGTCGCAAGTTCAATGTGAAGCACAGTCACATGGTGAACTCTGGTTCATCTGCTAACCTGACAATGGTTGCTGGACTTAAAAAACATTGCAATCTAGAAGATGGTGTTGAGGTCATTGTTTCCCCAGTAGGATTCCCAACTACAATTGCTCCACTAGTTCAAAATAATTTGAAGCCTGTGTTCGTTGATATTGAAATGAATACATTGAACTTCAACTTGGACCTAGTTGAAAAGGCTATCAATGAGAATACTGCAGCGATTTTTGTTTCCCCTGTTCTTGGCAATCCACCTGATATGGATCGACTCAAAGAACTCTGTGAGAAACATGATTTGCTTTTGATCGGCGACAATTGCGATTCTCTCGGAACAAAGTGGGATGGTAAACTTCTAACTGATTATTACTACTCTTGGACAACATCTTTCTATCCTGCTCATCACATCTCAACTGGCGAAGGTGGAATGGTGTCTTCGAATGATGAACAATTGATCAACACTGTTCGCTCAATCTCATGGTGGGGTCGCGATTGTCGCTGCATTGGCGCTGCAAACCTTCTTGCTTGCGGAACCTGCGGAAATCGTTTTGATAAGTGGCTTGAGGGATACAATGGAATCATTGATCACAAGTATCTCTTTACAAATATGGGATATAATCTCAAGCCTCTTGATTTGCAAGGTGCAATCGGACTTGAGCAATTGAGTAAGATTGATGAGATTGATGTAAAGCGACGAGCAAACTTTGAGCGTATCAAAAACTTGTTTGAGAAATATGTTCCAGGTGTTCGTGTTGCTGCGAAACTTGATAAGGCAGATCCTTCTTGGTTCGGTGTTCCATTGATTACAGATACACCTGAACTCAAGGAAAAACTTCAAGCCTTCTGTGAAGAAAATCGAATTCAAACTCGTAATTACTTTGCTGGAAATATTCTGTTGCATCCTGGATACAAACATCTTGGAAACGCTGCAGATTATCCAGAAGCAAACAAAGCACTGAGCAACGTATTCTTCGTTGGATGTCCTCCGCATTATGGTGAAGATGTGTTTGCTTATTATGAAAGCGTAATGCAGAAATGGCAGTAATCAACGTCTTTGGTGGTCATGGGTTTGTTGGAAGCGAATATTGCAATTTCGCTAAAGATAATCTTTTCATTCAGAACCATCGAGACAATTATGCAGTAACCAGCGCAAATGTGGTTTACTTCATTAGCACTGTTGACAATTACAATGTGCATACCGATCCGCTTCTTGACATCAATACAAACTTAGTTGTCTTGATGAAGGTTCTGGATAATTATCGCAAATATTGTGAGGAAATGAAGCAAGTTGGATGTTTCAACTTTGTGAGTTCTTGGTTTGTTTATGGTAAGGACTCTGGATTTGGTTCGGATTCTCGTGGAATTTCTGAAACAGAATCCTGTGATCCAAAAGGATTTTATTCAATTACAAAACGATGCGCCGAGCAGTTGCTTATGTCTTACTGCGAGACGTTTGGACTAAACTATCGCATATTGAGGCTGGCAAATGTATTGGGCAAAAATGATAAGAAGGTTTCGGCGAAGAAGAACGCGCTCCAATATCTATTGGGTGAACTCAAGAAGAATCAACCTATCGAACTTTATGACTCAGGGTATTTTTATCGTGATTATATTGATGTTCGCGATTGCGCTCGAGCAATCGATGTGGTCGTCTCCAGAGGAGAACTCAACTCAATCTACAATATCGGAAATGGAGTTGGGGTAATCTTTCGCGATGCTGTTCGATATGCTCGAGATAAGATGGATTCAGCCTCTGAAATTCGTACAATCGAGCAAAAAGAATTCCATAAAAAGGTTCAGTCCTCTCGTTCATTCTTTATGGATAATACAAAACTCCGATCTCTTGGATACGAACCAAAATATAGTATATTCGATACAATTGACGACTTAATTGCGTAATTTACTAAATATACTATAGTCCCACAGTGTGGAAAGAGTATGTTTGGTTTCAAGCAATATCTTCCGTTATTATCAGAGCAAACAAAAGCTCGCGGAATACAACACCTCCCTCATCCAGCCGAATCAGCATTTCATGCTCGTCCAGGTGCTGTTAGTTCTACTCTTTCCAAAATTCAAAGCGTCGCCAGTGGACGCACACCAATCACTCGTAAGATTGACGATAGAATGTCATTTCAGGTTGTAAAGACACCTGAAGGTCGAGTTGGTGTAAAATATAAGGGTCCAGGCGCACAATACAACTATTCTCCTGAAGATATAAAAAAGCAATATAGCGAAAAGCCATATGTCGCTGGTCCTCTTATGAATGTTCTAAAACATGTTCATAAGGTTCTTCCAGATAAGGCTGGCGAATATCAGGGTGGGTACTTGAGTTCTCTTGAAGATCGTAAAGAGGAAGATGGCAGAATAAGCCATACTCCGAATACAATTCGATACTCCGTACATAAAGATTCTCCAGAGGGTAAAAAGCTCGCAAAGGCTCCTTTGAGCATTGCTCTTCATTCTAGAATTAGTAAGAGTGGTAAGACGAGCGCAATTGGCGCAGATGAACTCAAGAGTCATCCTGATGTACATGTAATGAGCCATAATGTATTACCCGCAGAAAGAAAACTTACTCAAGAAGCAAAAAGAAAAGCATTAGAACATATCGGAGCTGCGAAAAAACTACTAAAAGATCATTCACACGAACATCACGAAGGACACGAAGAAACATTACAAAGATACGCAAACTCAACACTTGATACAGGCGAAAAGCCAACAGCAAGCGGTTACAAAAAGTTCCTTGAAAAATATCATAACAAACGTATTGAATCAGTCAAAACAGAAAAAGCAAAGAAGCAAAAAGAAGAAGAAAAGAAAGCCGCAATAAATCACGTAAACGATAATCTCGGAAAGTTTGATCGCAGCTTCGATATTCATCATCATATGCAACAAGCCACTTATGCAGTTTCTGATTCGCTTTCAAAAACAGCACATGGCGGTTATTCTCACCATATAGATGGCGAAGAAGCCACTGGTGAAGGTTTTGTTGCAGGGGGAATGAAATATGTTCCTCGTAAGTTCACACTAGCAAATAGAAAACGTTCAGCAATACTTCGAGCAAAAAAGAATCCACAGAGCGTGATATGAGTAAAGCAACATTTACTTTTGGAAGATTTAATCCACCAACTGAAGTTGGTCACGGAAAACTTGTCTCTGCAGTTCAAGATCATGCAGAAAAGAATGGTGCGCGCCATTACATTTTCCCATCACACTCTCAAGACGCTAAAAAGAATCCATTGAGCCATGGCGATAAAGTTGGTGCAATGAATCGTCTATTTCCAAATGCAAATATTGTTTCTTCTGGTAAAGTCCGCACAGCAATTGATGCAATGAAGCATTTAGAAAAGCAAGGTCACACTGATGTAACAATGGTTGTAGGATCAGATCGAGTTGCAGAGTTCCATGGACTACTTTCTAAATATAGAAAGAAAGAATTTCCAGGGATCAAAAAAGTAAACGTAATTTCAGCAGGTAATCGCGATCCAGACGCAGAAGGAGCAGAAGGTATGTCTGCTTCTAAACTTCGTGGGTTAGTTGCTGCTGGAAAGAAAAAAGAATTTGTTTCTCATTATAGCGATCCAAAATTAGGCGCACATATACACGATAAGGTAAAAGCAGCGATGCAAACAGAATCAACAACCCCAATTGGGATTTTTCTACTCGGTGGTCCAGGAAGCGGAAAAGATTATGTTCTCAAGAATATTTTCTCACGCTTTGATTTGACCGAAGTGCAAGTTGAGCATCTTTTAAGTGGTGCAGCAAATGAACTTATTGAATCATCAAAGAACATTGTAATTAATGGTTCATTGGACGAAGAAAAAATTGCTCAAGTGAAGGGATTACTTGAGGGGTATAATTTTGATTGCGTTTATGTTTCCGTTACAAATAAGGTTTCTCGCTTAAGAAATTCATTACGCGAAAATCCTATTTCAGAAAATAAGCGTCTTGAAAAGTGGTATCGAGTAGATAAGTTTGCAGAATCTTTAGAAGAAAAGTTCACATTTAATAACTCATTAAATTTAAATGAATCATCAGAATTTGAGAAAGTCTTTTTTGCAGATCAAATTCAAAAACTATTAGAGCGTTTAATTGAAAATGGTTTGGTGATGAAAGAAGAATCTGAACCTAAATCGTTTACAGTTCTTCGTGAAAAGAAGTTTCCGCCTGTTCGTAAGAAATATGGAATGCCAGAAAAGTATGTTCGTGGTCTTTCAAAATCAACTGCAATGGCTCGCAAACGCCACTGGCAAAAAGCTGGTGAACTCTCAGACAAAGATCCAGAAGCATATAAGCCAGCTCCAGGCGATAAAACTGCTGAAACAAAACCAAGTAAGCATACTCTTGCTGTTCGTCGAATGATGGATGAGGGTGCAGATTCTTCGCTTACTGCGAAAGCAGAGAAATCTGGCATTTCCGTCGCAACTCTTCGCAAAGTTTACAAACGCGGAGTTGCAGCGTGGAATTCTGGGCATCGACCAGGAACCACACCACAACAGTGGGGTCATGCTCGCGTTAATTCTTATATCAATAAAGGTAAGACATATCATACTGCAGATAAAGATCTCCGAGAAGAGGCTGACATAAATGATCTATTTGAAATGCAGTTAGTTGGAACGGATGAATATCGTAAACATGCAATTGCTATGACGCCAGGACAAAGTCAGGAGATTCAGAATGCTTTCCCAGTTGATAATTCTAATAAAAAATCTGTTGTTAAAAAAGAAAATGAAACAAAACCAACAAATGAACACACAAACTGCGGAACGCCAGATTGTTGTGGAGAATGCAGTGGCGAAGTGTCAACAGGAAGTGGAAAATCTTTTCGTGAACTCAGATCAGAAGCAAAAGAGGAAACGAGCGGCGTAGACTTTACGCCAGTACTGACAAAACGCAAATCAATGAAAGGATTGAAGGCTCCAGCTAAAGCATATAATTCTACAATGGATGGTCTTCCAGTTACAACAAGACTTGGTGGTGTTACAGAAGCAAAATCAGATAAGGGTTTTATGCCAACTCCACGACAGGTTCCAGCACCAAAGGGTGGACATCCAGTTCCTGCTGGATATGAAAGAGTCAAGAGTTGGGGTGGCGCATGGGAATTGCGCAAGATTAAAGAAAAACCAACAACCGTAAAAGAAGCTGTAGAGTATCATATTGAGAATAAGATCTCATTTACAGAGAATATCTTCCGTCCAGGTTCAGATATGTTTTTTGAAATGATCGGCGAAGCCAAGAAACTTTATAAAGAAGGTAAGTATGCACCAGAAGATGAATACGAAAAAGATCTTCTAGAGAG